ACCCCAGAAACGCGGGGCAGCGAGGCGCACCGGATCAGCCCAGATAAACTGACCGTTAGACGATTCGCGCTTCAGTTCCAGATCAGCCCAATCTTTCGGGTTCATGATCACAGCCGAAGGCATATAGTTCGACTGCTGAAGCTGACGGATTGCGTCACGCAGGTACTCAACCGAATCGTCATACGAGTGCGGCGAGTCAGCCTGTGCATACGCGGTGCTGTTGGTGGCGATACCACTGATATAACCAGTGACACCCGTGCCGTTGAGCAACTGGTTGTCCTCGGTCAACTTCAAGCCATACATGAGGCGCGAGTTGATGTAGGAGGCCAGGAAGTCGCTATCGTCCAGCGCCTGCTTGGAAACAGGGATGAAGTGGGCGATGGTCACGACCTGCTCACTGTCGGACGTAAACGTCAGAGCCGATTCGGGCTTGGTGACGTTCTCAGCCGCGACAATCGGGCTGGCCGAAGTGTTGCGAACCACAGCAGCGTTATTGGTGAAGGCGTTTTCCTTCGGGAACCACACCACGTTGGAGGTCGTGCGACCCACCGGCAGGATGTCGCGGATTCGCAGCATCCGGTTCGGTTCGTGCCAAACGCGGTTCAGACGGTCACCCGCCACCATCGGCTGCGCCATGCCCAGGCTAGGTGAGTTGGTGATAGCCGTCTTGAACTCGACCCGTGCCGCGCCACGCTTGTGGGCCATCATGGTCTTGTACTCGTCGGAAGCCACCAGCGCCTCGCCGGGCGTCATTTCAGGTGCAGAATCCTCAAACCGCTTGGCTTGCTTCTGTTCCAGTTCAGCCAGACGGTCACCGACCTCAATAGCCTGCTCTGACAGTTTGTCGATGGCTGCTTTCGTTTCGGTGGAGATGGACTTGGTGTCCTCGATTTCCTTGTTCGACTTTTCAATGAAAGCCTCAAGGGTTTCGTGCGTCTTGAGCATTTCAGCCTCTACGGCTTTTACATCAAGAACGTCAGTTACATGGTCAGTCATGTTACTTGCTCCTCAAAAGTGATTGGAGTTTAAGATAAGCATCTGCTGCGGCTTTGTGTTCGTCCACCAGCAGTTGCCGTGCTTCGTACTCTTTTCGCTCTTCTTCCTCTGCGGATTCACTCAGCAGCAAGGTTTTAAGCTGGCTCATGTACGTGGTTGCCATTGACCGCGTAAAGACTCCGGAATCTCTCAGGAATCGTTCGCAGTCGCTCAAACTCTTCAGGTCGGCAATTTCCGACTTCCAGTATTCAACTTGTGCCTTTGGCTCGGCAGGTTCACCGACAAAAGACACTTCAAACAGGTTCGCCTTCGTAATCGTGCGCCCGTTCTCCGTCTTTTCGTATCCATCGGCGTCCAGGGAGAAACCGATAGACAGCCCGCGAATCGTGCCGTGACGCAGCGAGGCGCGGAGGTCTTTAGCCCAACTATGGCCCCGCGTCAGGTATCCGGTCAGGCGCAGCCCGTGGTGATCCTCGACAGCCTTGACCCACATACCGGGAGTGATCAGGCGGGAATGCTCAAAGTGCATACGCGGCATCCTGTCTGCAATCGAGTCCTCGAAAGCGCCTTTCTTAACGGTGTCGCCCACAAGGTCAACAGAGTCGAATACAGACCCGTAGCCCTCCACGCGCCACTCGTCATCGTTGAACTTAAATTCTGCCTCACATGACAGGGTTTTCTGTTCCATCGCTAATCCCCGGTAGTTCGTCAACAGGTGTCAGATTCACCTGTACGGTCAACTCGTCCGCGCCATCCACTGGCGGCACGTTCTCTTTGCGTCTCATCTCATTACGGGTTAACCAGCCATTCTGCGCGGCTGTGCTGTAGAAGGCGGCGCGTCCGGCGCTATCGGCGCGGAGCAACCCTTCCACGTTGTGTTCTGCGAAATACTTGCGCCTGGATGCCCTATCCAGCAGCGCATCGCTAATCTCCGACTCCCACCGCGTCAAGTACGGACGCAGCGTGTAGGTCAGGAAGCCAAGATTTAACTGCTCAATACCAGACCCCCACGAGGTAGTCGCGGTTGTGTCGTTGATCATGTGGCTCGGAACACGGAAGAAGCGGGCAATGTCCGAGAGCTGGAACTGCCTGGACTCCAGCATCTGCATATCGTCCGGTGGTACATCGATAGCTTCGTAAGATGTGCCGCCCTCAAGCACCCATAGCCCGGTATCGCTCACGGTGATGTTTTCGTAAATGCCGCGCAACTGTTCGCGCTGGGTGTCACTCAACACCCGGTCAACCTTCAGCACACCGGACGGACGCCCACCGGAAGCAAACGACTTAGACGCGAACTGGTCCGCGCTGGCTGAAATCCCCATCGTGTTCCGCGCATACGCGATAGGCGACAAGCCAACCACACCGTCAACGGACATGCCCTTCAGGTGGAAGATGGAGTCTTTCGCGAATATCATCTCACCCTTGCCGGTCTGGTAGTGGTAGGTGACCGTCCCTGCCTCTTTGACTGGCGTCATCTGCGCCGGGTGTAGCGGAGTCAGGCTAACGGGCCTGCCGCCTGCTGTGCGCTCGATGTAGGCGTACCCATTGCCCCACAGCGCCAACTGTAGCGTGAGCGCCTCACGGAACTCCAGTGGCGTCATGAACGCATTGGGCGCAATGTGGAACAGGTTATACAGTGGGTCTTTCGGGTCATCTATCGCAACCCGCCCATCAGCAGTCCGTTCATACACGCCCAGCGGCAGACTGCCCACGGTCTCCGTAATCAAGCGGACACAAGACCACACCGCAGAAAGCTGCATTGCCCGCTCATCCGACAGGTTCAAACCGCTTTCGGTCTTGGTGCTGGTAGGGCCGCTAACGTGCGGCCCTTCGTCGGGATTAGTCAGCCCGCCTGATCCAAACCACCTTGAAAACCAACTCATAACGCTTTCCCTATCGGGTTAGTCAGGAAAGCGTCGAAATTCCCTTCGTCGCTTCCAATTAGGTATCTACCCATAGCCATGATCAGTGCAACCACACCGTCAATCTTGCACTTCTCATCGTCTTTTTTGCTCTTGGTTGGGTATATGTTTTCTTTAGCGTCTGCCTTCGTCACCACGTTGCTCATCATCCAGTCAAGCGCCGGGTTGTCATGGTACAGGCGACCATCAAGCACCAACGCCTCGACCTCTTTCATCGGGTCGGACATGGTGCGTACTTGGTGCGGAAACTCGACCACCGGCATCCCCTCCGCCAACAGTCGCTGCATCAGGTACTGTGCCTGCCAGGGGTCGAAGGCAATTTCTTGAATATCCAGCGTCGAGGCTAACTCGCGCAGACGTTGCTCAATAAATCCGTAATCTGTGGCGCTGCCGGGTGTAAACGTGATCCAGTCCGACAGTTTGCGGTACTGGACGTTATTCTCTGCTGCTGCCTCTGGTGCGAACAGATCAGAGAACACGTAGAACTTGTCTCCGTCCGGTATCAGGATGGAGATTGCCGCAAGGTCTTTCTTGCTGGCAAGGTCAACACCAATATAAGCGGGCTTGCCTGTGTAATCCTCCAACTTCAGCCCTGATTTGCGCTGACGCTGCCACGCCAGCATATTCATCCAGGCAACCGAAGCGCCTACCCAGAGGCAGCAATGCTTGGTCTTGTATGCCGTCTGTAACGAAGCAGAACGCCGCGCCTTCTCGCGCTGCACTTTCAGGAACTCAAACGAGACAGAAACGTCAAGGTTTGGATTAGCCTTTATCAGCGCCTCGTCAGAATCCCACTCATCGTCCTCGTCGGCGCAGTAGATAATGGCGAAAAGCGTTTCGTCCTTTACCGCGCCGGTCAGCACCTTTATTGCATCTTCGCGCTTGGCGTAGCAGGGGCCAGACAGGTTAAAGCCAGCCGTGGTGATAATCGACGCCAACGGCTGCGAGCGCGAACCCATGCCCGTGACCATCGTTTCATACTGGTCAGCGTCCGGATGTTCGTGGTACTCGTCGCAAATGTAGAACGAAGGCGAAGCGCCATCACCCGGTTTGCCAATCAACGGCTCAAACCGCGACCCGTTCGACAAGATGACAAGGTTCTTCGCGTTGACCTCGATATCGAAAGTCTCACGCAACTCGTCCGTCCGGCGTACCATCTCGCGGGCGGGCCGGAATACCTCCCACGCCTGCCGCTCGTTCCCGGCTCCAGAATAGACCTCAGCGCCGTATTCGCCGTCATTGCAGAACATATACAGCCCGCGCGCCGCCAGACGCGCAGACTTGCCGTTCTTGCGGGCTACCTCTTCGTATGACTCACGGAAGCGCCGTTGCCCGGTCTCCTTATGTACCCAGCCAAACAGGTTGCACTCGATGAAGCATTGCCACGGTTCCCAAACGAGTTTCTTACCCTGCGCGGCCCACTGACCTTTGGTGTGCGGTAACTCCTGCTGGAAGTCCACCGCAGCATTCGCCGCCTTGTGACTGTAGCGGTACTCCCAGTCGCGCTCCAGATCATCCAGAAAACGCTGGCAGGCTAACCGTGCATATTTGCCGGTCAGGATGTCGCCATTAACTACATTGGTGGCGTAGTCAATAGCCAGCGCAGATGGTGTCATTTTTTCAACTGCTGGAAGCGGTTGGGCTTGTCCTTCTTGGTGACCACCACGCGGCTGCGCTCCGTAGGCGTCATACCCAGGCGCACCAGCATCGTCCCTGCGTCCTTAATCTCCGTCATGGTGGGGTCGCCATACCACACCCGCGCCAACGCTTCACACGCCAGCGACAGGTACGCAGAATCCATCTTCTGCAACACACCAGGGACAGCCGTGTCCATCAGGAACGCATAAGCCTTCTGTGCGTCCTCGCTCATCTCCGGATGAGGTACTGCGCTTTCATCAGACACAGGTTCCCCCTCTCGCTTCCGTTGCGGGTCTTTCTTAAAAGCGCCCACCAACTCAAGGTGCGATGTCGGTTTTCGTGGTCTGCCCATAACTTCAATTTTGCGGATAAAAAAGTCCGCC